TGCCAAGTATGGACATAACAATGAACATTATAGCGCTGAGTATCTTGAGCATTTAATGTTGTTTCCAAATGAGTGTTTTGCTGCTTTACAAAAATTTAAAGGCATGATGGGATTTTATGGAGTTCCAGACTTGGCCGCAGCAGACATCTACAACATGGCGCAATGCTTAGAGTACCAAAGCTGCGAAGTAGAAAACTGGACACACACTGATGCTTACTGGTTGATCCAGGCAATCAAAAGCGCAGCTGGTAGGAAGATGGCTAGCAAAGCTAAAGTTCAATGGCAGTATGAAGCAGCCTAAAGCTTGTAATATAATCTAACCAGGGCATCCTGGTATCTACGTTTAACAATCCTAGGATCATTTAGTCCTAGGATTTTTGCTATCTTAGTCCACTTAGGACCACGATCACGAAATGCAGCTGAGTGAGCTACGGCCCAGGTAAGCTTTCTATCCTGGTCATCCATCTTAGTTAACGCCAGGTCTATAGCTTTATCTAACCTGGTAATCTGATCTGGTGTAGCTTTTATCCTGGTTACACCCATAACATTGTAACCATAACCAGACCATTCAGTTACATAATCTGGCCAGTTCACCATCTTTTGCTTGCGAATTGCACCAGGTAATTTTCTTTCAGTTTCAGCAGCTTCAAAGAATAAATCATTTAACTGCGCAATATCCATTACTTGCGCTCATTACGAAGCTTGTCATCCATTTCTCTAAGCCAGGTAAGCTTATCAAATATAGGAATATGATCTAAGTTTATAACTAAATCCTTGTAAGCATCTTCTGAATATCTTTTTTTTAATTTACCCAGGACACGCCTTTGCAGTTCATCAATGGGAAACTTTGCGCTGCGATCTACTGCTGCTGCATAAGCTGGATTTTTTCTCTTAGCTGTTAACTTAGCTAAGTTATTAATCTTAGCTAAGTTAGCTAAGTTATGTTTTTTATTTAAGGAATTATTAGGATTGCTAAGCTTAGCGCTAAGCTTAGCACCTGGCTTAACAAAAATTTTACAGTCATCTGGATTCATCTGTCAACCCCCCATGAATAAAAAAATAATTGCCGCCATCCAAATTGTGATCTGAGTTGGCTTCGCCGCAATCCATCCTGGCTAATTTATTTTCAATATGAAATTTTACAGCATCACTTGCATAAAACTTTTCACCTGGTTTTAATTTATTTTTAAAACTTAAATTTAATCGTGCCGCCAGGTTTTCGTATAACTCCTGGTAATCACCAAGCTTGTCAGCTCTATCTTTTAATATTTGTGCAGCTGCTTCTGCATACTGGTGAGGATTCATCTAACCACCCTATCCATGTAATCTACTTTTAATTCTTGAGCTTTCCAGGCCAACTTTTCAGCTGTTTGCTCAGCTTGTGAAAGCGGCCTAGATTTTTTTTTCAGTTCTTTACAAATCATTCCTACATGATTAGCGCCAGTTCGATTTGGTTTTGTCATAGTTATTTTCCCCTTAACTTAATTAATCCCTCTAAAAATTCATGCACCTGGTCAACAGATCTGCACAGCTGCCAGTAACAACCAGCCAGCTCCAGCTTGTCTGCAATATGTACCTGGTTAGCTGTTGCCTTACCCTTGCTGCCCTTAACCTCAATAAATATTGATAAAGATGCACCAGACAAAGTTTGATCGCCTGGTACAAATATTTCTATATCTGGCCAGCCTGGTTTAGTTCCCATACGTTTTTGTTTAACTTTAAATGCAACATGACGATTACCCTCATTCGGTGAATGATGATAAATAGATCCAGGCGGCAGCATTAAATCTAGCCATTGTGCGATTCGCAGATGAACTCGATCTTCCGAATCAATTTCTGCGGATGATAAAGTCATTTGGCGTCACGCTCCCCATAGTTACTTCTAAGATCAAGCTTAGATGCCTGGCACTTGGCGTGAGCGCTTGCTTATGCTGCTTTGGTAAGCACCATCTACGAGCTACAGTAGCCTCTTTAAAACCAAGTTTTTCAGCTAATTTTTTGTAACTTAAATTTTTTTCTAATCTATATTCTTCTAATGTCATGACTGTAGAAGTATCATAGCTTAACTTTTAAAGTCAATAATATTTATTAATTTGACAATAATGACGATAGCCGTCATAGTAACACTAATATAAATCAAGTAACATGACTAAATTACAACATTTAGTGGGGGATCATTATCTTGATTACTATATTTAGTTATCTTTAGTTACAATTTAATGTGATTTTAGAAATTCGATAAAGTGATTTAATAGAATTGAGGTAATATGATATGAACGTAGTANGATTAAACAAAGAACTAAACAAAACGAGTACACTAAAAATGCCTAATAACCTGGATGCCATGATACGCCGAGCTGGTCTGCTAAATAAAGAAGTTGCAGAAAGAAAAGGAATCCGACCAGAAACAGTATCAAGACATATAAGCGGCGCATTACAATTCTCAATAAAAGATGCTGAGGAATATGGAGTGATTTTAGGCTGCACCGCCCAGGATGTATTGTTTGTCCAAAACGCTGTGCCTTTATTTGGCACACTTGATGAAGATATTGTAAAAGTAAGATCTATTACTGATAAAGGTATATCTTATTATGTACCCTATCCATTATCTGATGATAAAAGAATTGTATTAGCTGAACATACTGAGCAAAATAAACGCTGGGCCAATGGTAGAATGTATATATTCAGTAATTTATGTATTGAAAAACAAGCCGTAGATGAAAACTGTTTTATGAGATTATCTATAATGAAAATCAAAGGTGAAGATCTTGTCCGATTCGGTGTTTGTTATCCAGAACCAGGCGGAACATTCTCTGTTGGATTTAATTCTGATACTCACACGACAACAGACCAAGGCAAATCAAGAACATTAACAGAAAATGATATAAGGCGTGGATTACACCTAGTTTGGGCCACACCAATATTGTCATGTATATTCCAGCCAGATCTATTAGATATACAAGAGAAAAAATAAATACGATCAACCCTCTTGACTTAATAAGTCAATCAATTATAGGATCTTCTAATTAATATTAGGAGATCTCATGGGATTTATAGAAACACCTGGTTATGCTTCACGATTTAATTATTTGTGGCATAGCAATCCAAAATCAAAACTACGATGCAAAGGATTTTTTGACAAAGTTCATGTACGACCAGCTTTGTCTGATGCCTGGGAAACTTATAAAGATATTAATATTAGCCAGCATTTAAGAGATGATGCCTGGACAATCATAGAAAAATTTGAATCTAAATTAAATGGCCAGGACAATGCAGCCATGGCTGGTGGCCGTACTGTTCAAGAAGCTACTGATGCTATTCTTATAGATGAAACTGATCCTAGCGATGCTATCGACCAGGCAAAACAATCATATAATAAATACAAAGCTCGCACCTGGGATGATGGAACTGATGTTGAGAAAAAAGGTAAGTATATTGATGAACTAGAATCAGTAATAAAAAATGCAGCTGCTGGTTTGCGAGAAGCTATGACCAGGGATAATCAAATTACTGGTGAAGTTGAATACATAAAAAATTTACCTGGTTGCGAACTGCCACACAATACCAGGCCAGATTATAATAGGCGTGGAGATCTAAAAACTAAATGGTCCAGGTTATCTAAAACATCAAAGTCTGGTTTTGCAGCTGCAAGCTTACCTAAAACATTAACTGGTCCTTTTGAACAAGCAGCTTTGTACCAGGTAGCTGGTTTCTGGGCGTGTAATGGCGGCCTACCTCCTTTCCTGGTCTATGCTAACGCCTCAGACTATCGAATATTTGACCAGGATAACACACCAGAACTACAAGATGACTACCTGGCAGACGTTGTAAACACTATTAGTCGATCTCATAAAGCTACAGAAGAAATATTAAAAGTAGCAAAAGATAAAAAACATTTATTCAAGTTAGTAGATCCAGACTTTACTAATATTTGCTGGTCTGAACCACCAGTTATTATTCAAGAAGCAAAGAAACTATGGGGGATCAAGTGAAAGATCCCTGGTTATGGATAAGTGAGTTTATTGGCGCTCTTTTTTTATTCGGATTTTTTTATTTTTTAATTTGGATTTTAGCCATTTTGTTTCCAGGAGCTATGTAGATGCAAGATATATTAGACACACCACCAAACATTCATAAACACGCCAGGGAAACTGAGCAGCTTGCTCTTGAGTTCATACTACCAAAAGTAAAGAAGCTGCGCTTGAGAGTCCTTAAATCAATAGCAAGCGCTGGCTGGACTAGAGGTAAAACTGGATCTGAAGTTGTAAATGATATTGACGGCTACATTGTATCAGTAAGGCCCAGGATCACAGAACTTAATGAGTATGGATTAATTATACCAGGTGAGAAAAGAAAGAACGCCAGAGGATCCTATGAGCTGTCCTGGTTGATAACAAGTAAAGGTAAACAAGTTGCGGAGATGAATGATGAGTGAACTAAATGAGTTAATGGATGCAATAAATAATATTAATAAAACAAAAGGCGTGGATCTAAAAGGTAAACAATACACTACAGTTGCTCAGCGTTTAGAAAGTTTTAGAAAACATTTTGGTTTAAAGTATGCAATCAACACAAAAATAGAAGTTGATGATGGTCAAAAAGTAATTGTGAAAGCTCAAATATATGACCTAGCTAATACAACAATCCCAGTTGGCGAGGGATATGGAGAAGAAATAAGAGGTAATTCCCTGGTTAATAAAACTTCAGCTTTAGAAAACTGCGAAACGTCTGCAATAGGTAGAGCTTTGGCAAGCCTGGGATTGCATGGCGGACAATATGCAAGCATGAACGAGATAGAAAAAGCAGAAAACAATGAAAAAAATATAAATGAAAAAAAACCAAAAGAAGAAAAAAAATTAAGCCTGGATGAAACAATAAAGAAAACTGAACAAGATAGAAAAGATATAGCTGATGGCAAATATACACCAGAAACAGAAACAAAAAGCCAGGCTGAATGGGAAAAGATACACGCTAATTACATGAGAAACATAGACGAACTAAAAAATCAAAGTATGTGTATGCACTGGTTCAATAGACACAAAGACGTTCTTATTAATATGAACAAAATAGTTCCCAGGATGTATGGGGAGATTGAAGAAAACTACACTAAAAAATTTAATAGTTTCCAAACATAGGAGTTAACATGGGAAATGCACCACAATTTAGCAACACTAATATGAAATTTGTACGATCACTATCTTCGTCTGAAGAAAACCCTGGTCAAAAAGTTAAGGTAAGTATCTGGCTGAACTTTGATAATGGCTGGAATGAAGATGCAAAACGACCTTATCCACCTACACCAGAACAACAAAAAGATATTGAGAATATACATAAACAAATAAAAGATTTGGGAATGGAATTATCTGTTCAGCTGCAAGACTACGATAGCAAAGATAATATAGCCAGGACCAGGGCATTTTGTAACGATCCTAACTATCAATCTAGTAATGAGGTAGCTGTAAATGGTTTTGACGATATACGATAAAGCTTTATATGATATGTTTGAAGCTTCACAAATATTGTGGGGACCATGCAAACGTAAAGGATCTGAGTATAATAGAACAATTAGGATGTGTAATAACGGCGCTATTGATTATATACTTGATGGCGGTAAGAGATACATTACCAGGAAAACTTTAGAAAATTTTATGGGATCTGAGGAAGCATTTAAAAAAGCTCTACAAAATCTTAACAATGTTGTAGAGCTTCATCCTAGTAATTAGAAGTTTATGTTGGCTATCTGTTGTTGTAGCTTTTGTTTTCTAGCCAGGTCTTGCATCCAATGGCCATAAACATTTTGTGTAATCTTAATATCACTATGGCCCATAAGGTTTGATACAGTCCATATATCATCGCCAAAGTATTCTAGCATTTTACTAGCATAGTAATGTCTTAGATCATGCCACCTCATATGCTTTTCACTAATACTTTTAACAACCTTTTGTAGCTGCTCACGCCAGTAAGTTCTGCCGACCATTGTATTATACTTAGTACCAAACACAAAGTTTGTACCAGCTGGTCTGCCTTGTTTTATATAAAGCTCTTTAAGATCTTTGATAATGTTAGCTGGTATAGGCACTATTCTATTTGATGTTGTGGTTTTTACCTGGCCTACTCCGTGCAACCTTTTGTAGCTGCTCACGCCAGTAAGTTCTGCCGACCATTGTATTATACTTAGTACCAAACACAAAGTTTGTACCAGCTGGCCTACCTTGTTTTATATAAAGCTCTT